CCCTCTGGCGCGAAGCCTGGAACGAGGAGCGCCTGCTCCGCGCGAAGCGAGCCCGCGGAAGCTACGTGTGGGAATCGCTCTACATGGGACACCCCACGCCCTTGTCTGGCGGCTTGTTCAAGGTCGCGTCCTGGTGGACGAGCTACACCGCCATCGGCGACGGCGGCAAGACCCCGAGCGTCATCATCTTCCGCACCGGCACCATCGCGCATCGCCTCCGCGTCGCCGACCTCACCATCTTTCAAACCGTGGACCTCGCGAGCACGGCCAAGACGCGGAGCGACTGGAGCGTCATCCAGACCTGGGGCATCGGCCGCGGCGGCCGGATGTTCTTGCTCGACCAGGTCCGCGAGCAAGCCGAAGGCCCCGAGCTCATCCCGTTGATGTGGGCGGCGCATCGCAAGTGGAGCTCGGCCGCCCTGTTCGTCGAGGTCGTCAATTTCGAGAACCTCCTCATCCAAGAGGCCCGGCGCCAAGGACTCCCCGTCCGCGTCTACCGGCCGAAGGGCGACAAGGTCACCCGAGCTCTGCCGGCGACGGCGAAGATGGAGGGCGGCCTGATGTTCTTCCCCGAGGCGGCGCCCTGGCTCGACGTGTTCCGCGCCGAGCTCGGCGCGTTCCCGAAGGGCAAGCACGACGACCAGGTCGATTGCATTTCCTGCGCGGTCGCCGTCGGCAAGAGCATCCGCAAGCACCGCCGAGCGGTTCGCGCGACCGTCGGCGGCGCCGGCGGGAACACGGCCAGGCGGAAGCCTCGAAGGCCCCCGCCCAGGATGGCGCGTTGACGAGGCCACCCAAGCTGGCATAGACTGCCAGCGAACCAGAACCCCGAGGAGGATTCTCATGGGCGCAGTAACGATGGCGGCTCCGGTCGTGAACGAGGACGTGGGCAAGAGCCAGGTGCTCGCCGGCCCCCTGGTGTTCTCGGGAACCTACGCGACGAGCGGCGACACGCTCATCGGCGACGACCTCGCCGACGCACGCATCAAGAACATCAAGCACGTCGAGATTCAGGACAGCGTCCTCAATTCCTATTTCTGGGATCGAGCGACCGGCCTCATCCTGGGCTACGTGAAGGCCACCGGCGCCGAGGTCGCGAACGCCGTTGACCTGACCGCCGAGGTCGTCGAGGCGACCATCTGGCTCGGCGCCTAGCAAGCCCATCCGCGTCGAGCTCGGCGCCGTCGAGCTCGGCGTGTAGGCTGGACCTATGCCCAAGGGATTCAACAAACACGACCGCGTGAACGCTCGCCTGCTTCAACTCGCCAACGGCGACGTGAAGGAGGCGATGCTGCTTCGCAAGGCGATGCGCCTCGCGACGTTCCGCGCGTCCACCGACAAGATGGACATCGACAGTTTGGTCATCCCCCGCTTCCAGCGGAGCATCCTCACCGGCCGCGGCGGCACGTTCCGCGACGCGCACCGGATGACCGTCGCCGCCATCAAACAGAACGCCCGCGCCCTCGCGTTCCGCGGACCCGGCGACCAGTTCCGCGAGGAACACGCCGCCTTCTGTTTCCTGATGTATCAGGGATACCAAACCCGCTTCGTGGACCGGCACCCCGGCGAGACTCCCGAGGCGTTCATCGACCGCGCACGCAAGAGCACCATCAACCTGACCCGGATGGTCATCCGCGTCCTCTCGCAACTCTACCGCCGGCCGCCCAAGCGCGAGCTCACGGACGACACGCCCGAGGCCATCGCCGACGCCCTGGGCGCCGTGTGGTCCGACCAATACAACCTGGACCTGCTCGCCATCGACCGCTACACGCGACTGGTTGGGACCGTCGGTGTCCGGCCGTTCTACGACGCCGAGGCGCCCGGCGGCATCCGCTTGTGGGCGTTCCTCTCGCACCAACTCCGCGTCCTCCCCGACCCCGAGAAACCTTGGAAGCCCGAGGCCGTCGTCGAGCGACACGAACCATTCAGCAACAAGAGCCGGATCATCATCTGGACGGCCAAGACGTTCCTCCTCATCCGCGAGGACGGAACGGCCGAGGGCATCCCGCACAACCTCGGCCGGATTCCCATCACGTTCTTTCGCGATGACGTCTCGTTCTCATCGTTCTTCGTCGAAGGCAGCGGCCGTGGACTCTGCGACCAGAACGCCGTCATCAACGGCAAGCTCACCGACATTAACGAGATCGAGCAGTTCCAAGGGTTCTCCGTCCCCGTCGCCGTGAACCCCGAGGAAGATGACATCACCATCGGCCCGCGCCGCGTGATGGTGTTCAAGCCGGACAACAAGGACGAACCCTACGGCCTGGAGTTCAAGAGCCCGAACGCTCCGCTCCGCGACCTCCGCGATGGGATCGAGGCCGACATCCGCAACCTACTCCGCCAGGAGCAGGTCCCCTCCGTCGCCCTGGGCGCCGGCCTCGACAAGCGGCAACTGAGCGGCACGGCCATCCGTCTCGCGATGGCACCCATCACCGAGGACAACCGCGAGCGCGGCATCCTGTTCAAGCCCTACGAACAGGACCTGGCCGACAACGTCCTGCGGATCAAGGCGAAGCATGAACCCGGCTTCGCCTACGACCCGAAGAAGGACGCGCCGACGTTCGTCGTCCACTACGCGCCGATGGAGTTCCCGAACGAGATCCGCGACCAGATCGCACAGGACGAGTTCGACATCGCCCAGGGCATCGTGACCCCTCCGCAAGTGATGCGGCGTCGCGACCCCGTCCGCTTCAAGACGGACGAGGAAGCGGAGGCGGCATGGCAAGAGAACCTGGCGACCCTCCGCGCGTCGATGTTCCCCTCGCGCGGCGTCACCGACGACGACGGCGCCCGCGCGATGCTCGTTCCCCCTCCCGTCTCCGAGGACCTGGGCGCCGAGCTCGACGACCTGGAGATCGAGGTCCACGCCGCCGGCGCCCGCAACGGGAACGGCACGCCCCTCCTGGACGCCCTCGCCGGCCGTTGAGCTCCGGCGCCTGGTCACCCGCTTGCGGTAGACTGAGGAACCTGGAGCGACCAATGAAGAAGAAGGAAGAAGGCGGCGGCATCCTGGCCCGATGGTTCGGGAAACGGCCCGCGCGTCGGACCGTCCGCCTCGAACGCTCGACGAGCATCGACGGCCAGCCTCCGAGCTCCTGGCTCCGCTACGGCAACCGGAAGCAGGGAGAGCTCGGCCGGCGCGACCCGGCCGCCCTGGTCAAGTGTCCGGCCGGCCACCGCTTCGCCCTGGTCCCCGGCTCGCACGCCATCGACGACCTCGGCGTGGTCGGCGCCCCTGTCCGATGCCCCGAGTGCCCCTGGACGGCCGACCGCCTGGAGCTCGACGCCTGGGGCGAGGACCGATGAGCTCGTTCCTCGAACGACTCCAGGCGAAGGCGAAGGCGGCGAGCTCGACGGCCGAGGCCGAGGCCGCCATCCCCGTCCGCCGGCCGAAGCCTCGACCGCCGGCGAAGCGAAGCCCCTACCCCTCGAACACGGCCGAGCTCCTGGCGGCGGCGAAGGCCGAGGCGGCCGAGGACGCCGCCGAGCTCGACGAGCTCATCGCCGCGGCCGGCCGCGACCCGAACGCCGAGCCCCCGAGCTCGCGGAAGCGGAAGGCGCCGAGCTCGGCCGGCGGCATGAAGGCCGGCGAGCTCCAGGACCTCGACGAGCTCCCCCCGCCGGCCTGGCTCATCGACGACGGCACCGACGCCTTCCTGCTCTCGCGGCGTTGGCCCGAGGACCTGGTGGACGTGATGCCCAAGGTCGCCGAGCTCACCGCGGCCGACCTCCCGGCCGGCCCGTTCAAGCTGCAACCCTGGGTGACCATCGGCAACGGCGCCGTGTGGCTCAAGCACATCCAGCGCGAGGTCGCCCAGGGCGTCACCGGCCCGCGAGCTCGCCTGGGTGGACTCCAGGAGGATGTCCGCTTCCTGTTCTTCTCCGTCCTGGCCGACGAGCCGAAGCATCCGGACAAGCTGCGGAACCAACCGGCGTTCGCGTAGACTCGCCGGCGAAGGGAGAGAACGATGCCAGCAGCAAACGGCCCCGAGTTCGTGAGCGCGATGGACAAGATGTTGTGCGGCCTGGAAAAATCCCGGCTCGCGTCCGTCGCCGAGATCGACGCCATCCGCGGCGAGCTCGTCCGCGACGTTCGACGCATCGGCGCCGACGGCCTCGGGAAGATGGGAAGAGTTCGGATGGGCGGCGGCCAGATCCTGGTCCCGACGAGCTCGAACCTCAAGCAACTCGGCATCACAAGCCAGCGGACGGAGGAACGGTTTTCCAAGTTCCGCCTCCAGTGGCTCGACAAGGAAGGATTGAAGGGCGCCGTGGATCGAGGATGGAACGCGGCCGACCAGCGCGAGTTCCACCGACACAGCAACCGGATGGCGAACAGCGCCCGCGATTTCCTCCGCGAGATTTCCGAGCTCGAACCAAGCCTGGAGGACGAGGTCAACGCGACCATCGCCCAGATCGACGACGCACGGAACGACCTGATGAAGCTGGAGCTCAAAAGCTGGACACAGCTAGATGAGAAACTCCGGCGGAGCATGGGCGCCGGCATGACCAAGAGCGGCGCCGAGCGTTCGGTTCAGACCTACGACCTCAACCGCAACCTGTTCAACCAGTCTCTGCTCGCGCATCCGCCTGGCGTCGTCCGCGAGCTCCTGGGTCAGAGCTCCGACCGGATGGCGGCGCGAGTCACGACCAAGGTGAGCGAGCTCCCGAAGCGGGCCTTCTTCATTCCCGGCGTGTGCGCGGCCGGCGATGCCGCGGTCAAGATGGACCCCGGCGGCCGGACGGCCGAGCTCGCCTGGAAGGTCATCTCCGCCGAGGCCCTGGCGAGTCGAGCGGCGACCCTCGCGGCGACGCGCCAAAGCGTGAGCACGCACCGCAACCTCGGCCTGGGTCACAACTCCACCGAGTGGTATGTGCCCGTTCCTCCCGAGAATCTTGACGAGGTCCGCGAGCTCATGCGCGAGCGTCGCGAGACGTTCCGAGCTCTCGGCCCCGATGGCGTCCTGCGCGTATCGTGACGAAGAAGGCGAAGGGCGAGCCCGAGCCGGCGCGGCTCAAGGATGAGTGCGCGGCTTGCGGCCGTTCTCTCCTGGTCCCCGTCCGTTCCTGGGAGTGGATGCGCTCGTTCTGGGGTCGCGTCATCACGGCGCCGTTGTGCAAGCGGTCGGTCTGCAAGGTGAAGGCCGAGCAGTTCCCATCGCAGATCGAGCGGACCATCCGAGCTCGCCAGGACGGCGACGAACCCGGCCGGCCATAGCCAACTACCCCGAGACGTTGTTACTCTGGCGGCGTGAGGAAACCCGGCAAGGTCATCGGCGGCTCAACCTACCTGCACGCGAGCGCCATCGTCGGCGGCCCGTTCGAGGTCGCCGTGTTCCGCGCGGCGCTGAAACTCCCCGAGGCGTTCCGCTGGACCGTCGCCAAGGTCAACGAAGCGACCGGCGCCATCACGTTCACGCGCAGCCCCGATTTCGACACGGCCGACGAACCGCGAGTGGGCGACGCCGTCCGCGTGGACAAGGCCGGCGAGCTCCACGCCCAGGCCGCCCAGGACGACCCGTGGATCTACCACCACAAGTGGCAGATGGTCCGCGAGGACTACGCCGGCTTCGACGTTGCGGAGAGTCGCGCGAGGTCGGCCGCCTGGGGCGAGCTCGACGTGGACCGCTCGCGCATCGGCCGCCTGTCCTACTGGACCGAGCACGTCCTGCCCCGCCTGGCCGAACCCGTCGCGGCCGAGCTCCGCGCCGAGGCCGCCCAGGGCGACGCCGAGGACGAGGCCCACGTTCGCGCCGAGCTCGTCAACGCCCTCCGCCTCGGCTTGCCCGGCTTCCTCACCGCGGCCGACCCCGAGGACGCGGACGCCCTGGCCGTCACCATCCGAACCGGCGAGCCGGCCGGCCCGTTCCGAGGACTGAGCCAGGTGCCCGTCGGCGTCCTGGAGCTCATGCCCGTCCAGGAGCTCAAGCGCCTCGAAGCGGCGCGGCACCTGTTCTGGGTTCCCCTGGAGCTCGACCTGGTCGAGCAAGCGAAGGCGAGGGCGGCGGCCCTGGTCACCGGCCTCGGCGGCGAGCCCGAGCACACCCACGCCTACTCCGACGGCGCCGAGGTCACCGGCTCGACGGACGGCCACACGCACAACCTGACGCCGGCGGCCGAGCTCACCGACCCGGCCGGCGAGGACGACCACATCCACCCGCGCGACCCGGCCGAGACGACCGAGGCGGCGAGCGAACCAAGCGCCGACGGCGTCGAGGGCGCCATCCGCGAGGAGGTCGCTCCGCTCTCCGCCGACGAACGCCGCGACCTGATGCTGCTCTCCGGCTCGAACACGGCGAAGGCCCGCGATTCTCTGAGCGCACCGATGCGGTTCTACTCCGAGGCCGGCCTGCTCAAAGGCGAGGTCCTGGATTTCGGATGCGGGAAGGACCCGCACGCCTTCGCCCGCTACGACCCCGCGCACGACCCCGACCCGGCGCCCCTCCAGCGGACCTGGGACACCGTCACCTGCAACTACGTTCTCAACGTCCTACCCCTCGAAGGACTCCGAACGAACGTGATGCTCTCGCTTCGCGCCCTGGTCGCCGAGGGCGGCCAGGCCCTCGTCTCCGTTTGGCAGAGAAGCCCCGAGGCCGAGACGTTCCGCACGTCGCGCGGCTACCAGTGCGGATGGTCGCGCGAGGATTGGGAGACGTTCCTGGGCAAGTTCTGGACGGCCGAACGGCTCAAGGCGCCCGGCGATGTTTGGTCCTGGCGACTCACGCATCCGGAGCGCAGTTCCGCGCCCTTGGGGAAGGGGGCTTGATCTTGCCGAGCTCACGCCATAGTCTGTCAAGCGTTGGCGGCACCGAACACAGCACAGCGCGGACAACGCGATGGGCGCTAAAACTCAAATGATGCTGGGTGTCGCCAACACTTCATCCGGCTTCGCTCCGGCCAACGGAGGCGGCGGATGTTCCGGCGTTTCCCGCGGCCACCTACACCTGCCTGGGGCGGCGAACGGATGACCCTCCCCGCGAGCACGGCGGCGATGTTCAAGAGCGCGATGCAAGGTCGCCTCCTTGGACCTCGAACGTCGAAGGCCGACGCGCCCGTCGGCAAGCTCTGGCACATCACAATCATCAAGGCCGGCAAGAGTCTCACCGGCGACGAATACCCGGCCGAGGTCCTCCGCGAGTCGGTGGACATCTTCAAGGGCCTGCCCATCTACTCGTTCCGCTTCGGCGACGACGCGAGCGATGCGGACAAGGCGAGCGGCTTCCACCATCTCCCCGATGGCGTGGACGACGCCGAGCCCCGCGGCTTCGCCGGCAACCTCATCGGACAGGTCACCGAGAACGTGTGGTGGAACGAGGCCCCCCAGGCCATCGAGGCCGAGGCCGCCATCGACGACTCGAAGGTCCGCGACCGCCTGGTGAACGCGCACGCACGCGGCGCCATCGGCAAGGGCGCCGACGTTGACATCTACGGCTTCAGCATCTTCGCCGAAGCCCTCAAGCAAGGACAACGGGTCGCCAAGTTCGTCAAAGGGAACAGCCTCGACCTAGTCACCAAACCCGCGGCCGGCGGCGCCTTCAAGCGCCTTGTGGCCGAAGCCCCCCCAGGAGGAAACATGGACGCCGAGACGATGACGAAGCTGGTGCGGGAGTCGGTCGCAGCCGAGCTCGCAAAGGTAAAGGCCGAGGACGCCGAGGCCCAGGCCGCGACCGACGCGGCGCAAGCTGCCACCGCGAAGGAGGCGAACCCCATCGCCGAGCTCGCCGCGTGGCTCGAAGGACTCGACGAGGAGTCGAAGGCCGCGGCCGTCGGCGAGGTCGCCGCGTTGCTCGAAACGATGGGCGCGGCCGTTCCGGCCGAGGCCGAGGCCGGCGGCATGGGCGCCGACCAGTTCGCCGCCCTCCAGGCCGAGCTCGCCGGCGTCGCCGAGGAAAAGGACGCCCGCAACTTGCGGACGCGCCTGCGCTCGGTCCTCGAATCGTTCCAGCCCAAGGAGGTCGATCCGAAGGACGCCCGCATCCAGGAGCTCGAAAGCCAGATCCGTTCGAGCGCCATCCAGGCCGAGATGGACAAGATCGCGCCGGAGCTCGGCCTGATCGACCCGGCCGCCACCCTGGTCCTGGCCGACTCGGCCGGCGTCACCGTGAACGGCTTGGCCGTCGCCGGACTCCGCGAGGCCGTCGAGGCCGTCATCAAGGAGAAGCCTTACCTGGTCAAGACGAAGGAAGCGGCGACCGACCCGGCGGCCGAGGCCGCGGCGAAGGCGAAGGCCCAGGCCGAGGCCGACGCCAAGACGACGGCGACCGCGGCGGCCGAGGTCACG